CAATAGTTGATTTTAGAGGCAAGAAATATCTATGCGGAATTGATTTAGCGAGAGGGGGAAAATCAAGCAATGAACAAGCGGCAGCAAAAGAAGGCGTTCAAAAAGCGATTTGGAGTAAATCCACCTAAAGGAATGAAGCTAAGAACGGCAACGATTATATTTGACAACAAGGAGGCTTTTATAATTGCCATCAAAAGAGTTAAAGAGGCGCTATTAAGTGCATGGGAGCAGACAAAAGAACCGTTTTTAATATTTACAGAAGAATTATTAAAAGCAGCAAGAGAAATCGACAGAAGGTTAAAAGAAAGGGAGGTAGTAGCAATTGAAGGCGGTTTTAACATACACAGTAACGAACGGCGATAAAAAAGAAGAGGTTACAAGGCTATTCGATACGGCGAAAGCAACAAAAATATGCGACGTTAAAAATTCATTCGGTTACAAGGTTCAAGAAATTTATATCACAGGCAAAGGCGTTTTATTTCTGCACAACGTCAATGAAAAGAGCCTAGAAATAAGCGATCAAAAGCAGCTTAAAAAATGGATCGGGGAGAATGAACCGGAGAAATACATTAAATATTTTGGAGAGGTGGAGGAAGGCTAACATGGCGGTAACGAAAGAGATCAAAGACACAATAGCAGTAACAATAGACGAAGTATTTAAAAAGATGAATAGCATATCATGGCTAGAGCGACAAAAAGCACTCAAAGAAGAGGCTTTTAAAAATACCGAAAAGATCCTATATTGCTACAACATTCTAAAAGAACACGTAGCGGACGAAAACGAATATTTAGAAATGGCATTCAAACAAAAAAGCTGCAGTTTTGTTACGTACTCAAAGAACAAGGTACAAAAGCCGGACGAAGATCAGATATTAGAGGACAGAATGGCATCATACAATCGCAGCAAAACAGACGTAGAAAGAATTGAGAAGGCGCTAGAAAGGATCCGGAAGAAAAAAGGATATGAGGTTATCGAATACAGATACCTAAAACGCAAGGCAAACGATGAAGTATACACCTATGAAGAAATAACAGACATGCTAGCAGGGCAGCAGGGTTACAATGAGAACCTAAACGAAAAGACTGTTAGGAATTACAAAAATTCATTAGTGCGTGACATGTCGGTTTTCTTGTTTGGATCAGATGCAATATAAAACGCCGAAAGGCATGCGATCACTTGACAACACGCCCGATATAACACCCTGTACACGTCCGTATAACTATGTTAAAATGTTTACAATTGAAAAAATAATAAATCAATGTGCGGCGTTCTCTAACTAGAATAGCCGCACTATTTTTATGTACAGGGGGTGCGAAATGGCGTTAATGAAATATTGCAATAGAAACGGTTGCAATAAGTTAGTGCCGCAGGGCGTGAGGTATTGCGCAGCGCACACGATAAGCAGGACGGAAGAAAATAAAGAGAGGCACAAAGAATACGATACACACTGCAGAGATAAGAAGGCTAAGGCGTTCTATAATAGCGCAGAGTGGAGGGCAGCGAGAGCGAGAGCGCTTGCGAGAGATACAAACATAGACATATATATTTACATCACAGAGGGTAAGGTTGTGCCGGCTGATATGGTGCATCACATTATAGAACTATCAGAGGACTATTCGAAGAGGTGCACACTAGGGAACCTCATAAGCGTATCAAGTAAGACACACAAGACGGTAATAGATAAGGCTTACAAAGATGAAATAAAGAGAGAACAGATGCAGCAGGCTTTAAGGGAGTGCATAGAGAAGTACAGGGAGAGAATGGGGTAGGGGGGTGCTATAAAGTTTTAGGGCATTCTACTGCAGACCGCAGCCCCCCTAAATCTCCGCAAAAACTCCCTAAATGAACTTTTTCAGAAAGGGGGTTTTTGGACGTGGCAAGACCTAGAGAACCGATTGACTTAATCGTTGCAAAAGGGCGTAAACACTTGACGAAACAGGAATATGAGGATCGTAAAAATTCGGAGGTAATAGCACCTGCAGACAACGTAAAAGCACCGCCTTTTTTGACGAAAAAAGAGCGTGAAAAATTCGACGAAATAGCAGGGCAACTCATAGACTTAAAAATAATGTCAAACTTAGATTGCGATGTATTGGCTAGATACATACGAGCAGAAACAGAGTACGTAAAAGTCACTAAGCAACTAGGTAAAATTAAATTTACGCCGGATAAAAAAAGCAGAACATCGGAAGAGGTTCAGCTAGCAGAACAGTACGCACAATACGATTACCTATCCAAAATTCAAAACAGACTTATGAAAGCATGCAACGAAAATGCGAAAGAGTTAGGTTTAACAATTTCGAGCAGATGCAAATTAGTGATACCGAAAGAAAAAGAAGAAAAGCCGGATAACAAGTTTATGAAACATGCGTAGCGGATCATGGATAGCAAGAAGTTAAAAACGGCTGATAGAGTATCGCAATTTGCAGAAAAGAACCTAAAGAACAAAAAAGATTTTGGAGAAGATGCAAGGCTTGCATTTAAAAGGCACATAGAAGATTTAAAACGTGCAGAAAAAAACGATCCGAATTTTCCGTATAAATTCGTGCCCGAAAAAGCAGAGGATATTATAGAACTTGCGAATAAGCTAACTATAGCGGAGGGCGAAGGTGACGAAATATTCACATGCGCCGGTTTCCAAGAGTTTATTTTAGGTTCTCTTTATGGGTGGGTTCACAAGGAAACAGGAAAAAGACGCTTTACAGATAGTTACGTACAAGTATCTAGGCAGCAGGGCAAGAGTGTTTTAAACGCCATACTAGGCATAAAGTGCAGCAATTTTGATAATTACAATTACGGTCAAATATACTGCACAGCCACAAAGTCGGATCAAGCACGAATAGTATTGAATGAAATTGCGAAATTCATCAACGCAGACAACGACCTGCAGGAACTTTTCGAAATAAAAGACTACAAAAACGAAATAACCGGAAAGCTAACAAATACGGTTATTCGTGCGCTAGGGCGTGATACAAAGTCGATAGATGGTTTTAGACCATATCTAGGAATAGTAGACGAATACCACGCACACAAAGACAACCAAATGTACAAGCTATTAAAAGGCGGTACGAGGAAGTTAAAACAATCATTAATATCAGTTATAACAACCGCAGGCTTTAATCTGAATGCGCCTTGTTATGAATTATACAAATATTGCCGCAGAGTTTTACGAGGGATTGACGTAAACGAGCGGCAATTTATTTATATTGCCCAAATGGACAGCAAAGACGATATTTGGGATCCGGAAAACTGGATCAAGTGTTGTCCATTAACAGGAAACGACAAAGAATTAGTATCGCAAATGATGGAAGATGCTAAAAAAGCTAAGTCGATGGGCGGAGAAGAATTAAGAGATTTCTTAACTAAATCGCTAAATATATGGGTGACAAATTCAGAAACGGCATTCATTGATTTAGAGGAATGGGAAAAATGCGGCAGCAACCGAACGCTAGAAGATTTCAGAGGAAAGAAAGCAATATGCGGACTGGATTTATCGAGCGGCGGCGACTTAACATCACTTGCGTTAGAATTTCCTTATGAGGATCCGGAAACAGGAGATAAAAAATATTATCTGTATTCGCATTCCTTCATTCCTAAAAGAAGAATGCAAGAGCACATGGACAAAGAGGACAACGCACCGTATGTAATTTGGGAACGAGAAGGCTTACTAACAGCAACGACAGCTGCAGGCGGAATAAAGACGGACTACAAAACGATATTAGCGCACCTACACAAAATAGTCGATGAATACGAAATAGACTTAACGGCGATCGGCTACGATCCGCATAATGCCAGTGCGTTTTTAGTAGATCTTGAAGATTTCGGGTGCGATTTAGTTGAGATAAAACAATCTGCAAGAAGTTTGAACGACGCAACAATAGATTTTCAACTAGAAGTAAAAGCAAACAGCATCGAATATAACGAAAGCAACAAGTTGTTAACAAGATCAATGAACGACGCTATTTTGTCAGATCCGAACAGTTTCGGAGAAATAAAAATAGATAAGATGCTACAAAAACACAGAATAGATCCATGCGATGCGGTTATATGCGCACACAAATTAGCAATGGGTGTAGAAGTGGAAGAAATAACAACCAACCAAAGCGTAGAGGCATATCTAAGCATGTTTGGAGAGGAGGCAGGTGAGGATTAAAATTGAACATAATAGAAAAGATCAAAAGTTTTTTTAATTGGACACCAAGACCGATAGCAGGAGCAGACGAAGAAAAGCTATTAGAGTGGCTAGGGATATCCGGAACGCCCAAAAGACTAATAAGCGAAACGACGTATTTCACATGCCTAAAGATGCTATCGGAAACACTAGGGAAAATGCCAATTAAATACTATCAGCAGACAGAGCGAGGAACAGTAAGAGCGGATCCGGATAAAGCATACGATCTATTGAAAATTAGACCAAACCCACAAATGACACCTACGACGTTTTGGGGGACGGTTGAAAACAATAGAAATCACTACGGTAACGCTTATGTTTGGATCCGGAGAAAATTCGAAAGAATGAAGTACGGCGGAGAATTAAACATACAAGATCTATGGATCATGCCATCTAGCGATGTAACAATACTCATAGACGACAAAGGGGTGTTTGGATCTGCAGGGGATATTTATTATCAGTATGTAGACAAATACAGCAACGAAACGTATGTTTTTCCGTCAGCCGATGTAATGCACTTTAAAACCTCGTTTTCATTCGATGGACTAACCGGAGTGCCGGTAATTGAGGTTCTGAAATCAACAATAGAAGGCGGATTACAGAGCCAAACGTTTATGAACAATCTGTACAAAGGCGGATTGACAGCAAGGGCAGCGCTGCAGTACACCGGAGATTTATCGCCGAAACTCGAAAAGCAATTGATAAGCAAGTTAGAAAGCTATGCAAACGGAGCAAATAACGCAGGGAAATTTATACCGATACCTATAGGTATGAAAATTGAGCCGTTAAACATCAAGCTAACAGAGAGTCAGTTTTTCGAATTAAAGAAATTCACAGCGCTACAAATTGCCGGAGCGCTAGGAATAAAGCCTAATCAAATTAACGATTATGAAAAAAGCAGCTATTCAAACAGCGAAATGCAAAACATATCGTTTTACATTGATACGGCACTTTATATACTCAAACAATACGAAGAGGAGATAAATTATAAAATACTCGAACCGGAGAAACGCCGGCAAGGGAAGTTTTATAAATTCAACGAAAACGTAATTTTGAGGACAGACGCAAAAACCCAAGCAGAGATTTTAATAGGGTATGTTAAAACCGGCATTAAGACACCGAACGAGGCAAGAGAATTGCTAAACGATTGCAAAAAAGACGGTGGCGACGAATTGATATGCGTCGGAAGTTATCAAAGAGTTTCACAAATAGGAGAGGAAGGAGGTGGCGGAGATGCCGAAAAAAATCCTAGAATTACAAAAGAAAGACAAACACAATAAACACCGCACAGTTGGCAGCATCGAAATTAAGAACCAAACAGAAACATCGGCAGACTTGTATTTTTTCGGGGATATTAACAGCGAAAGTTTAGGAGAATGGCAAAAGTATTATCCGGACGATAAAGCACCGAAAGACGTACAAGACTTCTTAGATCAGCTAGGCGATGTATCAAAAATAAACGTGCACATCAACAGCGGCGGCGGTTCAGTGTTTGGAGGAATTGCAATATACAATATCCTCAAAAGATACGATGCAGAAATAGTGGTGTACGTAGAGGGGTTGGCGGCGAGCATAGCAAGCGTAATAGCAATGGCAGGCGACAAGATCATTATACCGGCAAACGCCCAAATGATGATCCATAAACCTAGTAGCATTGCGTGGGGAAATGCCGACACGCTAAGAAAAGAGGCGGACATATTAGACGGCTGCCAAAAAGTAATCCTCAAAACATACATGCAACACGCAAAAGAAGGCGTAACAGAGGAAGAATTAAACGACTTAATCAACGCCGAAACATGGAAAAGCGGTGAAGAGTGGCAAGATTATTTCAATATTGAGGTATCAGAAAAGAGCCTTGCGGTTGCCTGCACAAGCGAGTATTACGACAAATACAAAAACATGCCGGAAGATCTAAAAGAAAAACCGCATGCAGCGGACGTAGAAGAAATTGCGGACGCAGTAGTAAAGAAATTAACAAGCATGATCGACCGGAAAAATAAAAACGTTCCGGAACAAGACGACAAAGAAAAGCAAATAGCAGCAATACTAGAGGATTTGGATTTAATCTAAGTCCTTTTTATATGCAAAAAACAAGGAGGATTTAAAAACCATGAACGAAGAATTGAAAAAACTATTGGATAGCATCAAAGCTAAGAAACAAGAGGTAAAAGACCTTTGCAAAGTTGGGAAAATCGAAGATGCCGCAAAAGTGAAAGACGAATTAAAGGATCTGCAGGCGCAATTTGATTTACTCTATGATTTGGACGCAGAGGCGCTAGATGGCATCGAGAACAAAACAAAAGAAGGAACAGCTAAAAAGGTAGTAGATAACGCTAAAAACGTTGCAGGGGCGTTTGTGAACGCAATCAAAGCAGCAGTAGGCAAATATGCCCTATCAGAAGGCGACAAAGAAATTTTAAACTCAATGAGCGAGGGCAGCGATGAGGACGGCGGTTTAACGGTTCCAAAAGACATTAGAACAGCCGTTAAAGAATTAAGAAGATCGAGCGATGCGCTAGAAATGCTAGTAAACGTTGAGAGAGTAGGAACGTTAAGCGGCAGCAGAGTTATTGAGCGCTACGCAGATCAAACGCCGTTTGATAACGTGGACGAAGCCGCAGAGTTTCCGGAAGTTTCAACGCCACAGTTTGAAAAAATCGACTACAAGGTGAAAAAGAAAGGCGGCATCTTAAAGGTTACGCAAGAACTTTTAAGCGATACCGCAGAAAACGTAATTGCGTACCTTAAAAAGTGGATCGCTAAGAAGTCAAAAGCAACTAGAAACTTTATGATCGTTGCGAAAATCAGAGAGATTACAACGGATGCAGAAGTTGCCGTAAGTGGTTTGGACGATCTTAAAAAGATTTTCAACATTCTTTTAGATCCGGCGATCGCATTAAGTGCAGGCGTTGTAACCAACCAAGACGGTTACAATTGGCTTGATACACTGAAAGACGACAACGGCAAGTATATTTTACAGCCGGATCCAACAAAGCCTACGCAGATGCTTTTATTTGGGAAATATCCGATCACAAAAGTAAGTAATAAGACGATGCCGAGCAAAGGCGTAACAGGAGGCTACAAAGTGCCGATCGTTTGCGGTGATTTAAAAGAGGCAATCACAATTTTCGATCGTGAAACTCTAACAATCGACATTTCAAGCACAGCAGGCGACCTATGGGGCAAGGATCAAACAGGTATCAAGGTTAGGGAAAGACTTGATATTAAGTCAGTAGATGAAGAGGCCATTATTATGGCAGAACATCTAATTGTTACAGATACAGACCAAAACGGCACGTATTCACAAGCTGAATTAGAGGCAATGACTAAAGATCAAATCTTGGCGTTGGCTACCCAATTAGGGTACACAATGACAACTACAGCAGCTAATACAAAAGCTGAAATCGTAGCGGATTTCTTAGTGCAACAAACCGCAGCAGCATAATAACATGAATTAAGGCGGCAGGGTAACACCTGCCGCATATAAGGTAGGTGGCAAGCATGATAACGCTAGAAGAGGTTAAAGGATATGCGAGGATTGATATAACCGAGGACGATCAATTATTGCAAACCATTATTACGGCAGCGGTTGAATACCTAAAAAACGCAACCGGAAAAGAATACCCCGAAACAGACGAAAACGGAGTAGCGATAAAATACGAACTCGAAAAAATTTATCTGCAGCTACTTATAGCCTATTGGTACGAACAGCGAACGCCTGCCGGAAAAGTCGGGGAAGATTTCAGCTATATGACAAAATCCCTCATGCTGCAATTACAAAATAAGTAGGTGAGAGCATGGATATAGGGCGAACAAACAAAAGGGTAACGTTCTGCAGGTATGAAGAAGTAGAAAACGAATTACTGCAGATGGAACAAAAGTTAAAAGAAATAAAAACGGTATGGGCAAGCGTAGAACCGACAAGAGGCAAAGAGTATCAAGAGGCGCAGCGGATCAGACCGGAATTGACATACAAAATAACAACAAGATACCACAAAGAAGTAACGCCGGATATGCTGATTAAATTCAAAGAACGCCATTTCGAAATTGTTTCGATCATCAACGTAAGAGAGAAAAACGAAATGCTAGAAATAATATGCACCGAGAGTATAACGAAAGAAGGTGCAAATAATGGCTGATGGTTGGGCAAGTAGTTGCGATTTTAGGATAGAAGGATTAGAAGAGTTAGAAAGAGATCTAACAAAAGCCGTTAAACGATGTCCGGCGCAAGCACGAGAAACGCTAAAAGATCTTGGGAACGACTTTAAAAAGTCGGCAAAAAAAAGAGCGAAGGCGGATTTAAAATCACACAAAAGAAAAGAAGGGCAAGAGAAAAAAGCAATTAGTAAAAAGTGGGGTTCTAAGGTTGTGGACGAAAGTGTGGGAATGACGGCGCTTGTGTACAATTCAGCAAGACATTTTCACTTAGTCGAGTTAGGGCACCAATTAATAAAAAACGGTCAAGTCGTCGGGTTTGTCGAAGGCAAGCACATTATGAAAAAAACAAGGGAACAGTACGAAAACATAGTGCCGGAACGTTTCGAAGAAATGATAGACGACATTTTGAAAGGGTGCAATCTATGAAAAACGTCGAAATAAAGCAGGCTATAAACGGACTGCTCAAAGGCAAATACCCTAGCATTAAAATATACGGCAAAGAAATTAGAGAAGGATTTGAAACGCCGGCATTCTTTGCGGAGGTTTTAGACAAGGGCAGCAGAGGACAAACGAAAAACTTTACTGCCGGAGGATTTACGGTAGTGATAACGTATTTTCAAAAAGACACAAACGAACTAGATCAGCTGCAGAAGGTTGACGAAATAAAAGAACTGTTCGGAATGGTATTTAACGTAGGGCAAAGAAAGTTAACGGTTGGCGAGTTTTCGCATGACTTCATAGGGGAGTTTTCGGATATTCTGCAAATAAGCGTTGACTTTGACTACAAAGAAAATACAAGAAAAGAAGAAACGCAGGAAGTTGCAACAGAAATAAACACAAACATTTCAAAGAGTTAGAAAGGAGTTTGTAAAATGGGAGCACCTAGTATTAATATCAGCTTTATAGAAAAAGCGATCACAGCCATTAAAAGAGGCGAAAGAGGCGTTGTAATGCTATTGGTAAAAGATACATTAGCAGCGCCGGCAACAAATCCGGTAACGGTAGTTTTAGAAAGCGATATACCAACCGGATTAAGTGACACGACAAAAGAACAAATCAAACTTGCGATGATCGGGTATGTAAATGCACCTAAAAAAGTATTGGTATACTGCATGGGGATTGCTGCAGACGCAGAAACAGCAGTAGTAGAGGCAGGGTATAGCGCAGCACTCGAAGCAATTGAAACAATCAAGTTTGATTACTTAGCAATTCCAACGGTTCAAACAGACGGAAAAGGGCAAGATATTGCGACGTGGATCAAGTCGGTAAGAACAAACAAGAAAAAGAAGGTAAAAGCAGTTTTGCCAAACGTAGCAGCAGACACCGAAGGCGTTATTAACTACACGATCGAGAAAAACGTTAAGACTGAAAGCGTAACCGGAGAAGATGGAACAGTAACCACAGTAGACACAAACTATACAGCGGAACAATATTGTTCGAGAATTGCCGGATTGATCGCAGGAACGCCGCTTACAATTTCGGCGACATACGCACCGTTGCCGGAGTTATCGGATTGCACAAGACTTAACGACATTGACACGCCGGTAGATGATGGAGAGTTTATTTTATTCTACGACGGAGAAAAGGTTAAAGTTGTTCGTGCGGTAAACAGTTTCGTAACAACGATCGACGGAAAAGGCGACAGCTTCAAGAAAATTAAAATCGTCGAGGCTATGGACATGATTAACGACGACATTACAAAGACGGCGCAAGACAGCTATTTAGGCAAATACGCAAATTCGTACAATAACAAGTGCATTCTAATGACTGCAATCGGCGGATATTTCAAACAGCTATTGAAAGATGGCATTATTTCGAGTTATGCAGTAGACATAGACATAGAGGCGCAGACAATCTACCTGCAGTCTAAAGGCATTGACACGTCGGAAATGTCAGAGGACGACATCAGAGTAGCAGACACAGGATCAAAAGTTTTCTTAAAAGGCAACGTAAAAATCCTAGATGCAATAGAAGATATTGCGATGCCTATTTATATCTAAGGAGGTATAGTTAAATGAATGGATTTAGACCGGAACAAGTTATTAACGGTACATGGGGCGAGGTTTGGTTTGATGGCGAATATTTGGCGCAGGTAACAGCTTGCAAAGCAGAAGTAGGCTTTAAGAAAACAGCAATTACGCAATGCCAAAGTTTGATAGACGGTCAAAAGATCACAGGATTAGAGCCTAAAGGCGAATTAAAGTTACATCATATCAATTCGTTTGTTATGAACAAAGTCGGGGCATTGGTAAAAGCAGGCAAGACACCAACACACACGATTATTTCAAACGTAAGCGATCCGGACGCTATCGGAGCAGAAAGAGTAGCGTATTACTATTGCGTGCTAGACAAAATGATCCTTGCGGATTGGGAGGCAGGCAAGACAGGCGAAGAAAGTTACAGCTTCACGTTTGGAGATTGGGAACCAATCCAAACAATCTAATACAAATTGCTAAAAGGGTTGCGATGCGCAGCCCTTTTTATTTTATGAGAAGGAGAATGCGTTATGAATTTAGTTGAAAAATTAATGGCAGTCGATAAAAAGGAATTTGAAAAAATCGAAACAAAAGAACTAGCGAGTAAAGCGTTATCAAAACTTTTAGGAGAAGAGGCAAAAGTTAAGATCCAAGCAGTAGACGGCGATCTATTCGGAGCGTTGAGCGCAAGCGGACTTGATGAAGATGGCGAAGTGGATTACGGAAGAGCATTTAGCACAAATGCAAAAATTGCAGCTGCAGGGATCGTAGAGCCGAATTTAAAAGACGACGCACTATTAAGACATTTGGGCGTTGCAACACCTGCAGACGCAGCAAAAAAAATCTTTAAAGGCGAAATCAACAAGATTGCAACGGAGATTTCGGAAATCAGCGGTTTCAAATCTGACGAAGAAACGACAAAAGAAATAAAAAACTAATAAAAAGCGATAGAGAGGTTAACATGGATTACCTTCACTATCGCTTTAAAAATTGGAAACCGTTTGATTACATGAGTTTGCCCGAAGGACAAAAGAGGGTTGCGAGGGCATACATGCGCCAAGAGATCGAGGATAAAGACGAAATAAACGAGCAAATTGCGAAAATGTTAGGGGGTGAGTAGATTTGGGAAGAGTAATTAGTACAGCGTTGCAGTTTATAGATGGCTTTACCAATCCTTCAAAAGAAGCTATAAAGAGCATGCGGAAAATGGGGAATGAAGCAATAAACGCAGGCAAACAAATGCAAAGCGCAGGAAAAACAATTTCAAACGTCGGATCAAATCTAACCAAATCTATTACGCTGCCGATTGTCGGAGTAGCTGCAGCGGCGGTTAAAATGAGCAATGATTTTGAAAATTCAATGGCGAAAGTAGGAACAATCGCAGACACAACAGCCGTACCGATGGAAACGTTAAAAAAACAAGTCGTAAGCCTATCTAATACGGTGGGCGTAGGCGTATCGGACATAGCAGAGGCGCAGTATCAAGCCATTTCAGCAGGCGTAAAAACAGCAAATAGCGTTGAATTTGTAAACACAGCTATAAAAGCTGCCAAAGGCGGATTTACGGACGCTACAACGGCGGTAGATGGATTAACAACAGTATTAAACGCATACGGACTAGAGGCGAGCAAAGCAACAGATATAAGCGATCAAATGCTAGTTGCTCAAAACTACGGTAAAACATCATTTGGCGACATGGCTAGTAGCATGGGCAAAGTGATACCGATTGCGTCAAGTTTGAACGTGTCAACACAAGAACTATTCAGCAGTATAGCGGTATTGACGAAAAACGGTATAGGAACGAGCGAGGCAGTAACAGGCTTAAAAGCAGCATATAGCAATATCTTAAAACCGACAGCAGATGCAAGCAAAGCGGCTAAGTCGTTGGGGTTGGACTTTTCAGCGGCGCACCTATCGAGCGTGGGTTGGGCGCAATTCCTAGCAGAAATCAAGGAGAAAACAGGCGGAAACGCTGAAACAATGGCGAGTCTATTCGGATCAACAGAGGCGCTAAATAGCGTTATGGTATTAGCCGGAAAAGGATCCAAAGACTTTACAGAGGCTTTAGGATTAATGGGCGACGCAACAGGAGCGACGCAAGCAGCATACGAAAAAATGCTAACGCCTGCCGAAAGAATGAATATATCAATTACGAAAGTTAAAAACTCATTGATCCAATTCGGAGCAGCACTAACGCCGGTTTTTAATAAGTTTGCAGACATAATAGGAGCAATAGGCGACAGGCTAAACAACCTAAGCGAAGGGCAAGTAAATGCAATTGTAAAATTTGCTGCAGTAGCGGCAGCGGTGGGACCTGCAATGTTGATATTTGGAAAAACGGTTATGCTCATAGGAGGAGTAACAAGAGAGTTTGGATCCATGTTTAAAACTATAGCAAATTTCAAAGGGATAGTAGGAACAATTACAAGCCCTGCAGGAATAGTTATAGGGGTTCTAGCAGCCATAGCGATAGCAGCTTTTTTAATTATAAAGAATTGGGACAAGGTAAAAGTATTTTTGGATAAAGTTGGCGGTTGGTTTAAAGCGGCATTTGAAAAATCGGGTTTTACGGTAGAACGGTTCAAAGAAAAGTTTTCAACAGTAGCAACGACGCTAAGCAGTATATTTGGAAAGATAAGCGGATATATCAAAAGTTTTGCAGGGTTATTCAATTCTAAGATCAGAAATGAGATCGTAGAAAGAATGCCACAGATCAAAGCAGCTTTTGAAGGCACAGTAAAAGGAGCGCTAATTGTATTTGATGCCTTGCTAAGCGTAGTGGAAAGCGGAGCAAAAAAATTCAACAATTTCCTAACGATTGTAGAAAAAGCATTCAAAAACAACGTAATTAAAGATTGGTGCGAAGAAAATCGAACGGCGTTAGAAATAGCAGGCGTAGCAGTAGGGACGATCACAGCGCTAGTTATTGCATACAACGCAAGCGCTATAGCGTCGGCGGCGGCATCAGGAGCACAAACGGCAGCGATTTACGCAATGTACGCAGCGGACAATATAGCAGCGATAGGAATAGGAGCGAAAAGCGCAGCGACTACAATTTGGACGACAGTAGCAGGGATTGCAACAACGGCAACAAGCGGATTGGCTGCAGCGGTAACGTTTTTAACAAGTCCGATCGCATTGATTATAATCGGAATTGGAGCGGCAATAGCGGTAGGCGTTCTTCTTTATAGAAATTGGGACAAAATAAAAGCTAAAGCGATAGAACTAGGAAACAAAATACAAGGAAGTTTCAAAGCGGTTTTATCATTTATGAAAAATTGGGGCAAATCGGTATCGGACGCAGTAAAAAACGCCATAGGAAATATGGTAGCCGGAACGCTATCGAAGTTAAACCAATTCAAAACAGTGTTTACGTCAGCGTTCAATAAAGCGGTTGAAGCATTCCCACCACTTAGAATAGCTTTTGAAATGGCAAAGGGTTACATTGCAAGCTCAATAGACACAATCAAAGGTGTAATAGAAGGACTAAAAACGGTATTCAACGGCATCACAACGTTTATTTCGGGTGTGTTTACCGGTAATTGGTCGAAGGCATGGGAAGGAATAAAAACGATCTTTAAAGGAATTTTCGACAGTTTCGCAGCATTGGCAAAAGCGCCAATAAATGCGGTGATCGGAATAATCAACGGCGCTATAAGCGGCATTAATAAACTGGATATAAAAATTCCGGATTGGGTGCCAATGATCGGCGGAAAAGGATTTGATTTAAACATTCCTACTATACCGATGCTTTATAAAGGAACGAGCAATTGGCAAGGCGGAACGGCAGTAATACACGACAGAGGCGGAGAAATAGTGGATCTGCCTAAAGGTTCGAGGGTATACCCTCACGACAAATCAGTTGCTATGGCAAGAAAAGAAGGTGCGGCGACAGCTGCAGGAGCAATAACGATCACGATCCAAAAGTTAGCGGACAAAATAGAAGTGCGCAGCGACGAGGATATAGATCGCATAGCAGAGGCGCTAGCGTTAAAACTGAAAAAAGTTGCATTAAACACAGGAACAGTTTAAAGGAGGCGGTATAATTGGAAATATGGTTAAAACAAAACGAAAATAGCTTTAGATTTGCGGTTATACCGGCAGAATATGAATTGTCGAGCACAAGCAACAACACGCCGGTCAATATAAATGCGCTAGGGGAAATCAATTTACTAGGCAAGAGAAATCTTAAAACGGTTTCTCTTGCTTCATTTTTTCCAAAACAAAATTATTATTTTTGCCAGTATTCAGATTTTCCAACGCCAATGGAGAGCGTAAAAATCATTGAAGAAATGAAAAACAAAGGCGTATTGAGGCTAACAATGACAGGAACGCCGGTAAACATGGAATGCACAATAGAGAGTTTCGCATGGGGCGAAAACGACGGAACGAAAGATATTAATTTCACGATAGAATTTAAAGAGTACAGAAAAGTAAAGGTTACGACGGACAACAAAAGAGAAACGGTAGCAAAAAAAATTACACCTGCAGCAACAAGCAGAGCAGCAAAGGCAGTTGAAAGCGCAATGTACACAGTTGTAAAGGGTGATACGTTGTGCAAAATAGCGAAGAAAACAACAGGGAATAGCGCCAATTGGCAAGCTATATACAATCAAAATAAAAATTCGATAGGCGGAAACCCGAATAAAATATACGCAGGGCAAAAGTTGGTGATTACCGTATGATCGTAAAATGGTTAAAGATAAAAAACGGAGTGGCGCAATCTATGGATATAACAGAGGTTGTAGCGTCGGTAGCGTGGGCAGGATCGACAACGCAAGCGGCTAGAACGGCGGAAGTTTCGATAGCAAATGCGCCGGACGATGAAGCAATAGAAAAATTAAAATTGAACATAGCTGCAGGCGACGTTATAAAGCTGATAGAAAACGGAAGCACAATATTTTACGGAGAAGTACAGACAAAAGAAAAAAAGAGCGAAACAGGCACTATAATTTACAGTTGCACAGATCTATTAGCGCACATGCTTAGGAGTACAGCGGTATATAATTTTCAAAACACAACACCGGAAGAGATCACAAGAAAGGTATGTGCAGACCTCAAAATAAAAACAGGATCCATAGCAGAAAGCAAGGCGACAATTAAAAAAATGATTATAGACGGCAGCACGATTTACGACATAATAATGATGGCGTATACAAAAGCGTCAAGGCAAACAGGGAAATTATATATATGCAGAATGAATGGATCCGAATTATCCGTAGAGGTAAAAGGTTCTAAGGTGGAAAACTTCATTTTGGCAGAGGGTTATAACATAACAAACGCTGCCTATCAAGAAACAATAGAAAATATGGTTAATGTGGTTAAGATTTTCGACGACGCAGGAAAGCAAATAGGCGAGGTAAAAAATGCCGATTGGATAGCAAACTACGGAATATATCAACAAATATACAAAAAAGAAAGCGGCGTAAATGAAACTGCAGCAGCGAATAATCTATTGGTTGGCGTTGAAAAGAAAGTAACATTAGACGGAATAAACGGAAAATTAAATTGCATCGCAGGAAATGGCGTAGAGGTATACGACAAAGCAACAGGGTTAAACGGCTTATTTTGGATAGAAAACGATAGCCATACATGGGAAAACGGAACGCACATTATGAGCCTAGAACTTAACTTTAAAAATGTAATGGACAGCAAAGAATACACCGAAAACTAAGGAAGGAGGCTATCAATGAACCCTTACGAAGAGATATTGAAAGTAATGAGAAAAGAAGGCGGAAAAGACAACACGCCGCCGATCCAAATAGGAATTATGGAAAGCGAAACAGTATGCGCCATAGGGAAATTGAAATTAAGCGGAAACGATTTATTGATAGCCGAGCACCTAAAAACAGGCTACCATTATGCGGTTGACGAATACACGCCATCGAAAAAAGATAATAGTACGTTCATCGGAGCGCTGAAAAAAGGTGATAAAGTAGCGGTATACAGAGTAAGCGACGAACTGTATATTATTTTAGAAAGGTTGGTGTAAAAAAATGAACCTATTCCCTACGTACATAGAGGAAAGCGCAGAAACAACGGCGGAAAATGCGAAGGTGCCGAAAGAATACGAAGTAGACTTAGAAACAGGGCAGCTAACAGGAAGAATAGTCGAAGGCTTGGAGGCTATTAAAATATGGATTTGGTTAACACTGCAAACGGCGAGATACAGGTATCATATTTATTCATGGGACTACGGCAACGAGTTTGAGGAATTAATAGGCAAAGGCTATACGGAAGAGTATTTAGAAACAGAGGCTAAACGAATGACGGAAGATTGTCTATTGATTAATGAGAATATAAAAAGCGTGTCGGATTTTTCTTTAAATGTGGAAAATGAAAAGCTGCAGATAAGTTTTACAGCGAACACGATTTACGGAGATATAAAAATGAATAGCATTAAGATCTAAAGGAGGTACGGCGATGTTTGAGGACAAAACACAAAACAACATAATGAAAGATCTATTAGATACCGTTGACAGCGATATAAGCAAAGAAGAGGGCACGCTAATAAATCACTCGTTCGCAGGAGCGGCGACAGAATTTGAACAAGCCTACATCAATTTAGGCTTAATTGATAAAAACGGATATGCGGAAACTGCAGACAGAGAGCATTTAATTTTAAGAGGGAAAGAAAGAGGGATCCTGCCACTCGAAAAAACTAATGCAATATGGAAAGCGCAATTTAACGTAGAAATAGAAATAGGCGCTAGGTTTTCTGCAGGTGAATTGACATATATATGCACAGAGGAAACAGAGGATCAAGCCTATAGGTTAATGTGCGAACAGGCAGGCATTATAGGCAATACGAAAAAAGGCGATTTAACACCGATTGAGTTTATCGCAGGATATGAAACAGGCGAATTAACAGAACTATTAACGCCTGCAAGGGACGACGAAGAAACAGAAGTGTATAGGGCAAGATACTTGTCAATAGTGGGAGCAGCGCAAGCGTTCGGAGGAAACAGAGCACAATATAAAAGCATAATGCACGACATAGAAGGCGTGGGAGCCTGTAAGGTATATAGAGTAACAAAAGACGAAAACAGAATTAAAATATACTTCTTAGATAGCGCATACAGCACACCTAACGACACGCTAGTATCGGACGTACAAGAAATCATAGATCCGATAGGAAAGCAAGGAGAGGGCGAGGGGAAGGCTACAATATACCATATAGTAGACATTTACCCATGTGCAGCAACGACGATCGACATAGCAGCAAACGTAATGCTAGACACCGGTTACGTGTGGGAAGATTTATTACCGATGATCCAAACGAAGTTAGACGATTATTATTTA